CTAAAACATCGTCTTTCATATGTTGACTTTATATGTAAGTTACCCTAAAAAGTCAACTATGGGCGTTCCTAAGAGATTAACAGAGATGCAACAAAGATTTGCTGAATTTTTAGTGTTTGGAGATGAGAATGGTCCGATGACTAAAACAGAGGCGGCTCTCAAGGCAGGTTATTCTCCAAAAAGAGCAAGGCAAGAAGGATCTGAGCTTACTAACCCTAAATTGTCACCACTTGTAGTGAAACACATAGGTGAGTTGAAAGAAGAAAGATTAAAAAAACACGAAGTCACTTATGATGGACATATTTCTGAACTAGCGAGATTACGAGAGGCAGCACTCAAGAAAGGATCTTTTTCATCGGCAGTTAATGCAGAAACAAATCGTGGTAAAGCCGCCGGTTTATATATCGATAGAAAAATAATTAAAACAGGTAAGTTAGAGGATATGTCAGAGCAAGAGTTAGAGGCAAAGATGAAACAAATTTTAGATGACTATTCACAGATAATAGATGTAACACCAACTAAATCTTCTGAATCTTCTTCACCCAAGCTCGTGGGATCATCGTCCGATCCCCAAAAGTAATCCCATCTTCATCTTGATCATAAGATGCAAACAACTTTATAGATTTATTATCTTTGGAGTATAACCAACCTTCATTTACCGGTCTTGCTAATTTCATTTTATCGAACTCTTTTTCAGTAGCCCAGCCAGAGTCACTGACACAATCAATCCACTCCACTCTGACTTTAGGAAAAGGTATATCGGGAGAGCTATCAGATGCAATTCTTTTTCGTCTTTTCTTGGGCATGTATAGGTTTATATCACAGATTGATTTATTTAAAATATGCTTCGCGTACGCGATAGCGATTTTGTATTAGTACATATTAATATGTACCAAAAAACAAAAAGTGTACCATAATTTGTCCTATAAAAAGCCTTATTTTATGCCAAAAAACTACTAAAAGTACACAAAGTACACTTTATTTCATAAAATAAAAAAATATTTTTTTAATCTGTAAAATAAAACTATAGTATTTCTTTTTCTGCCTCTTTTTTGCCATAATATTTCCTCATTACGGACAATTTATCCTCTGCTTCAGAAATAATTAGTAACAATTTATCTATTTCACCAGTTATATCTATATGTTCTGGTATAATTATATTGTTTTCATTAAAAGAGTTAATCTTATACAATGAGTCCTCGATTATTGCTTCATATTTCTTAAAAAGCGCTCTAAATAGTGCATCATTCATCGTTCCATTCCTCCATTTCCGTGTTTCCATCTTCATCTTTATACAAAATCCACGACTTCTTACCATCAAAATAGTAACCATCTATTTCACGTTTCATTTAAAATCCTCCTCTGTTATGTTTACTTTGGCTCTTTCTTTTTCATCGAATTGTAACTCATGGTACATATCCAATCTTTTTAAAAACTTATGTTTATAGCTTCGTAATTCATGGTCCGTGATCCGAAATTCTTGATAATATAAGTCTGGCGTACACATCATGATCACACCTTGACGAATCTCTGAACCATGGACATAATCGTGAGCCATGGCATACGCTGCAATCTGTAAACAATAATCTTCGACCCACTCCTTACGTTTAGGGCGATTGGCTTGTTTAAAATCTACAATACTCTCTATACCATTATGATTACAAACGAGGTCAGTAGACCCAGCATATAGCCCAGGATAATACAATGTAACTTCCGAGCCAAAATACTCTTCAACCGGTGCAAGACCGATCTCAATAACTTTTTCGGCCATGGGCTTCGCCTCTTGTCCGAGTTCTGTAAGATCATCGTAGCCAACTCCTGTAATATAAGATTCGATGAATTTGTGCATGGAAGTTCCCCTCCTACTACTATGATTTTTGATTTCTTCAGCTCGTTTTTCTCCAACTTTCGCCTTCCAGTCTTTTAAAAATTGTTGATCTTTGGTCGCTCCTAATATCGTAGTCACTGATGGAAGTCTAGTACCATTTACATCGTAGAGCCGTGTTCCATGTTCCTCGATCCGTGATGCATCGACATAGGTATATTTTTCTTTAAACTTAATAGGTTTACCAATATTATGATATTCTTCGATGTCTTTATCACTCATCATTTTAAATTTTTAATTACAAAATATATTATGGTACAACCGATCACTAAACAGATCATACTATATCCAAACATACCTAACCCATACGCAGCAGTCATAGTTTCTCCTTTAATTCTTTCAAATATTCTTCGTTTTCTTTTTGTTGTTTATTTTTAACAATTGTTACTTGTTTGTTCCAAGCCCAAGTATTAATCTTACCCGACCAACCCATAATCCACAGATATATCTTTAATGTTATTCTATCCAAGCTCATCGTTTTTCCTAAAATCCTCTAACCTAACTATTTTATCGTCAAATTTAAACATATTTTTTCTATTTGTGTAATGTTCTATAATTTTATTTAATTTTTGTATTTTTACATGAGCATAGGGTTGTAACAACAACGCAGAATAATAGGCATCTTGGTGGCAGCAACGCCAACGCCATTGTTTTTTTCTTCCAGGTCTAACTTTTCTTGAGTTCACTGTTCCACAACCCAAAGTTTCCATTACAAAAACTAAGGGGGCTTTTTCAGTCATAGCAATTTCCATTCGAATAGACCAAGTGGGGTAAGGTTTTATGTTATGCTTTCTCTTACGCATATATTGTTTGTATTGAATACTACCCTCACCATCAAATAACCCCGCAACATAAGCCATATTAAGATTATTTATCATTTATGTGAACTAGTTATTATCCATCTAATCATCGCAGTTGATGGATCATAGCCATCAAATTTTAATTTAGTGCAACTTGTTAATAGAATTGTCACCAATATAATTAGTGTCATTTTTTTCATATAGCTCTCCCTCAGAATCACAAACCCAACATTGGTGAATAGTATCTGTAAAATTATTTACTTGTTTGATCTTTAAGTAACCATTACCCTTACAAACTGAGCAAATTACTTTTTTTAATTGATTAACTTTTAATCTTGCCATTTAATTTCTTCGCCTCTTTGTTTGCTAAAACCTCAATAGTTTTTGAGATAGACAATTTGCCATCAGGTAATAATACCTTTGATAACTTTTCTAAAATAGCATATGTTTCTTTTTGAAGTGAGACATTTTTATATTTGGTCATATCGGTCATTAATTGTTTCCTTTCATAATTTTAACGTATAATATAGGATATTCTCTAGGATTGTCAATGAAATTTGTTCTGGCTTTAATTCTTTGTTCACAAACGCAGCAGATGTGTATGCCTCCTCATCAATGGCCAGAGCTATTTAATACTCAATATGATTGCCTAATGTTTGGTTACGAAGAGTCAAAAAAGAAAATGCGAGAAATTGGTAGAAAAGAAGTCAACGAACACAGCATGTTTATTAGATTTACTTGCACACCACAGAACACGATTTGACAATATGGCAAAATAATGGTATGGGGAGAAATCTTCTCATCATTACCTACCCTTTCTTCTCTCTCTTTAGGGTAGGTGTGTTATCTACACACGCAGCCAATCAAACTACCACTATTATCATTTAAAATATGAAGATTTAAACTATCGACATAACCGGTCAGCTTTAATCTAAGTATCTCACAAAGATCAAAACAATCAACCTCGTTTGTCAATACTATTCCCTCTAACATTTTTTTGGTTATGGGAATGAGATGATAAATCCCATCGTTGAGAATTATTAGATCCATAAGTCCTTTCTATTAGTTTATACCAAAGTCTTTCATATCGTGGATTTTTAGTTGTATTAAAAAGAATTGCTAATCTATCAAGTTTTTTTTGAATAGTCATAAGTTCCCCATCTTAAAATATTTCTTAATCCTGGTGCTTTTATTTCTAAATCAACACCATAAGGTCGCCACTCTCGTTTCATTATGTTAAGTTCTAATAAAAAAGCACTATATTGTTTTTGAGATATGCCTTTTGGTTTAATTGTAATAATTTTTTCTTTTTTCATAAAAATTATGGGGGCGATTAAGCCCCCACATTATTTAAAACCCCTCTTTTCGTAGTGAGATCTTTTTCTTTTTTGATAGTTTATAGTTGTAAGCAGACTCAAAAGCTTCGTCCCAAGACTGCTGATTACCACACCCATCAAACTTTTTATAATATTTTTCTATCTGTTCGTAACAAGTTTTGACAGAAAAATTTTCTAAGGTTGATATTCTAGTAAAAGCTAAACAAAACTTATTAACTCTAACTAATCTTGGCACAAAACTTTTAAACTTCTCTAGTTGTGCACCAATAGCGTAAGCTCTATCTAGGTTTTTAACTTTAAAAGAACCCTCCCTAAAGGATGGCATGGGTCCTCTATCATTACCTCTGTTTTTAAACTCAATACCAGATAGTAACATCAGACCTGTATGGAAAGGCAAAGAATATTTTTCAAAAAAATCTGCAATTTTTTTATATTCTTTATAGTTTGAATAGCTGCTATGATTATAATGTTTTAAATAATCTCTATTCTTCCAACCTTTTTGTGAGTTGTTCAACACAGCTATGTCCTTACCACTAGATTTTATACTAATTATATACGCAACTGGTATACCTAGTTCAGTACAAGCTCTTAATCTGTGCTGACCTTCTATCACTTCAAGTTTTTCATTGACAATGATAGGCATCAATTGACCATGTTTTTTCATAGAAGCCATTAGGGCAGCAACATGTCTAACATCGATGTCTCTGTTGTTATCTAGTAATGTAAACTTTGTATGGTTTTTTTCATACAAAACCTTTATTACACCACTAGCTTTTAGTGCATCAAAGTCAACTGTTCTACCTAGAATAGTTGTTAATGCACCATTGTTTTTTTTCTTCATTTTTTTCTCCTGTATGTTTTGAGCAGTTATTATAATTCTTGCTCAGGAATCATTAATTTATAGGATATCAATGGATTAAAGTCAAATACTATCTTCTGTATTTACCCATTCTTTTTTCGTGTTTATTGGGGCTTTTTTTATGTCTACCTGGTCTTTTCCTAGGTTTAGGCTTTACGTAATTATTGACACCAAATTTAGATTTCTTCGCCATCGAAATATTTCTCTACATCTCTTACTAATGAATGTTTATGTAAGTGGGGGATGTAACTTATAACACCATTTACTTTTTGTTCTAAATCAGATCCACATGTTAGACATCTAAAAAATTGTTTGGTTATACCAACTAGTGGTGTGTATTCATCACAAGTTGGGCAGATACCATTAACTATCTCTGCTGTTATTTTGAAATTTTTTCCTGTCATAAACTTTCTTAGATTTTACCACACGCTGATGGTAACGTCTATCTTTTAATTCTTTTGCAGCCTTATTCGATGATGAGTTTTTTAATCGATTTTGAGCCATCAATATTATCTTCTAATTCTGCTTTACCACGCCAGCATTTGTAAGTTACAGATTCAGAATAAGTTCTTTCTGCTTCACGTTTACCTCGTAAACATAAAGCCATCGAGGGTTGCAAACGTGCTTCTTTAATCTCTCCATTTACAAACATAAGTAGTCCAATTACAGCTTCTATCATTGTGACTTACCATTTGTATAACCAAGATCTCTATTAGCATCTTTTAATTTTTCGATGTCTACCAAAACCTTGTCCATCTGTTTTGTTAAAAATTCTATGTTTACTTTGTTTAACGCCATTGACTCAATGTGTTTGTTTAAACGATCAGTTGTTTTGTACAAATCCTCTAACATCATGTATTGTTCGCTATCTGCGGGCAGTGATCCCATTTGTCCACGTGG